ATCTCTGCTCGACGTGTGCGACTGAGTTTGCGTATTTCACTCAACCATTTGCGTGACTGTATTTTGCTCTGACGGCTGGGTCTTTTGGCAAACTTTTCATTGTATTTGAAATAGTTCATGTAGGCTTTGGTCAACTGATCGTGTGTGTCGTCCATAAATGCTCCTAGATCTCATGCACTTCCACAGCATTGCTGTAGGAAGTGAATCCATTCTCCTTGATCACTTTCAATGTGTTGTTCACCCTGCCCATCAATTCATCCTTGTGACTGATCAGATATATGCTCTTGCCTCGTTCCCTGCTCATGCGTTTCAGTATGGCCAGGGATGATTCCACACCTGCTGTGTCCAGACCAGAATCTATCAATTCATCTATGAACAGCAGATTGATATCCTGATACAAACTCTCCCAGACATCGCGGAAAGCAAAGCTCAATCCCAATATCAATCTATTGCGTTCACCTCTGCTCAAATTATCAAAGTCCAAATCCTGTCCCAACATGGTGATTTCCACGCTCAGATCGTTTTTGAACACCACAGTGTGTGGCAAGCCCAATGCTGTGAGATAATGAGTTAATCTGTTGTTTAAGAATGCCAAGTTTTGATCTATGATCTTCTTTCTGATAAAACTGTCCTTGTTGGTCAACAGTTTCAATAAAAATTCTTGATGGTCTTTGAGTGTCTGCAAACGATTCACTTCGCTCCAATCCAATTCTTGCAGTGCTTCTGTGCTCAATTCTGTGATTTGATCCACATAAGGATTCTGTTCTAATTCTTTGTTGTTCAATGTGGTCTTGTAGGTTTCCAAATACTGTCTGTGTTCATAGGCTTCTTTGATTGTGTTGTAGAATGTTTCAGGACGCTGTGCTTGTGTGCCCAGCAATTTGATGGCTTCATCTATCACAGCAATTTCATCCACAATGCTCATGTTGTAATTCACAGCATCACCATATTCTTCTTCCAATTTGCGTTGTATTTCACAAAATTTATCTGTGTGCAATTCTTGACCACACGCATAACAAGTGGCTTTGTCATGCAAATTATCCAAGTCTTGACCTATTTTTTTAACTGTTTTGTCTGATTGCAACAGTGTCATTTCCAAACTGCTCTTGTCTTTCTGCAATTGTTTTAATTCATTGCTGAATTTAGTCCATTCTTCCAACTGTTGATGTGCTTCCAACTCCTGTTCGATGTTCACTGATTCCAACTCTGTGATGGACTTTTTAAGTTTTTCAATATCCAAATTCTTTTGTGTGTTCCAAATTTTTTCTTTGTTGCTCAATGAATTGATGGTTTCTTTGATCTTCTCGTTGCTCATTTTGATACCTTCCAAACGAGCATTCTCCATGGCCATGTCTTCTTTGCTGACTCTAATCTTGTCTTTGAGTAATTCTGCTTTCTCACTCAGCAGTGTTATGCCCAACAATTGTTCAATGATGTCTTTTTGTTCATTGGCACTCATGCTTAAAAACGGTTCAGTGTAAGTGTTCAATGCCAATATGTGTTTGAACATGGAATGAGACAAGCCCAACATGTGATTGATAGCAGCCTGAGTCATACGACTGTCTCCTTGACTCTCGTCAGTGATTTCCTGTTCAGAGTCATTGATAAAGTATCTCAAAGTGTTAGGGCGTCTTCCTCTTTCAATACGATATTTCACACCATCTTTTTCAAAAGTCAATGTGACCAACATGTTTTTGTTGTTGGTCTTGTTAACTAAATTTTCTCTGCGTATTTTTGTGAGTGCTTCACCAAACAAACCATAACTCAATGCATTGATCAGTGTGGTTTTACCAGTGCCGTTTCTGCTGCCAGCATCATCACCACCTTGATCCAAATTTTCTCCCAACACTAATGTGAGTCTTTGATTGTCAAAATCCACTCCCTGGGTCTGATTGCCCACACTCATGAAATTTTTAACTGTTAGATTCTTAATTTTTATCATTGTAGATCTCTGTAAATTTCCAGCAGTGTGTTTTTGTTGTAACTGTCTGATTCTATGGCATTGATCTCTTTGCTGACTATTTCATCCACAGATTCAAAACGTGTGATATCCAATGTGCTGGTCATTTCATCATCTTTTTTGCCTGGAATCAACACAATCTCTCTACAGTTATAATCTTTTATAAAAGTTTCTTTGATAAAACTGGCTTCTTCATAACTGATGTCTATGTCCAATGTGACTTGCAAATGCATTTTGGGTTTGATAATATTTTTGGCATCATTCAACAATTCGCTGAGATTAACTTTTAGATATCTAGGACAATTGTACCAATTGATATATCTAGGAGCACCTCCATGTTCCATGATCATCATACCTCGTTGATCATCATTCACATCAGCATAGTTGTGTGGCATGGGATTACCTATGTAATGTATGTTCTTTGCTGTTTGACGTTTGTGAAAATGTCCTGTGAACACATATTCTTGATTCACAAAGTCACCAGTCTGTATCAATCCAGTGTCTGGCATCTCTATCATGGCATTCATTAAGAAGTGTGGCAACTCAAAATGCCCAAACATGTATCTACTTTTGATTTTTTTAATTTGTTTGTATTCATCACCCACCAACCAAGGTACCAAAGTCACATCATCTATAGTGGTGGTTTCTGTGATCACAGTGATGCCTGGAATAAATCTAGCAAATTCTACCGAATGAATATCTCGTTTGTCTTTGTAATACAGATCGTGATTGCCAGGAAAGAAATAAAATTTTTCAAATGCTTTGCCCAGTTTTTCCAAACATTTGATAGAACTGTCCATGGTCATCAAATTCAATGAATTTCTGTTGTGATGCCAGTCACCACAGAATATACCTGTTTCGCAATTGTTTTGTTTGGCTTGGTCTATGTACCAATCCACAAATTCTTCACAGTCTTGATTGTGTATCACACTGTTGCTTTTCAAACCAAAGTGTATGTCAGTGAACACTGCTGCTTTTTTAAACATTCAAATTTTTCCTTCAAATTGACATTTTAAATTAAAAACCAAAATAAGTCAATCTATTAGGACTTCTTTTTAAACTCTCTGTCAATGGCTTTTTCATAAGCCTCTTTGTTTTGCCTAGTGAAGCTGGGCATCATATCGTTCATTTCCATAATATCATCTCTGATATTTTGATTTCTTTTTTCAATATTGATGATTCTCACAAATGAATTGGTCACTGCTGCTGTGTAATAAGCAAATGGATTGTTGGACTTTGATTCATCAAATTGCAATCCAATCTGTGTCAATTGCAGTATGGCTTGTCCTTGCATTTCATCATTGTAAGTGTAACCCCTCACATTGCCTCTGGTAGCATAACGTTCACACAGTTTCATCCACATCATGGCCAACTTGGCAGTGGGTTTGCCACCTTCTTTGTTGAATTTGCCATTGTGCATGCCACCCTCCCAATGACTTTTGCCCACGCACACAAGATTGTCTTTGTCATCATACTTCCAATGTTGGAAAGCAGGAAAGTTTACTTTGATTTTTGAATCTGCTGGATTTTTAGGATTTTTTTTGCGTCCAGGTTCGCTGGGTATGTGATCATAGGTCATCACTCTAAACACCAGTTCATGTTTTTGTATTTTTTTATAATCCACTTCGCATTCAGACATTTTTACTTTGGGATTAGTCAGTTTGCGTTTTTCAAATTCTTCCACTGCAAGTCTTTTAGCTCTAACTCTTTTGGCTTCTGCTATGGTTCTTACATTTATTTTTTCCAAAGAAGATATGATCACATCATAACGATTGTATTCATCTTTGATATAACTGCAATAACTGTTTTTGGACTTATGGATTTCATCCAGTAGGTCTTTGTTGTTGAGATAGTTGATTTTTTTCATGCAAATCCTATATAATTAGCCTTCAGTATAAACTACGCAGTTAATTTTGTCAATAAATACTTGAGAAAAGGTAGAATATGGCATCATTCGGAAACGACAGTATAGATCCAGCACAAGCAGTAAACAATTTCTTGGGCGGAGTGGGCAATACCACAGCTGATATAGCTGGCAAAGCGGCTGCTTCTGTGCAGGCTTTCACCAATCCTGCTAATCTTGTGTCAAATCTAAGATCTAGATTTTTACCAAAAGACGGCATGCCAGAATCCAAAACACTCACTCAAGCCACCACAGCCACCAGACCAGGTGAAAAAGATTGGCGAGTAAAATTGAGTTTGCCATCAGATTTCAAAGGAGACATTATCAAACCATTGATGGAAACAGGCGGACTATGTTTTCCTTATACACCGTCAATCATAGTGAACCACACAGCAAACTATTCACCTAGTAATCCTGTACACACCAATTACACAATTAATTCATACAATTACAGCACAGTGGATCAAATACAAATCAATGCTGATTTTTTTGTTCAGAATGCTTTGGAAGCCAGATACTGGGTAGCGGCTGTTCATTATTTTAGATCAGTGACCAAAATGAAATATGGCGAATCCAGCAGTGGTGCAGGATCTCCTCCACCAGTGGTTTTATTGAATGGATACGGAGATTTTGTTTTCAAAAATGTTCCTGTGATTGTGACTCAATTTCAATTTGATATGCCAAATGATGTGGATTATATTTCTTGTTCTTTGGAAGAACCAGCAGCCTATGATGATGCCTCAGTGTCTTATGGCACAACAGGATGGGCACCCACTCAAAGCATGTTGACAGTCTCACTACAACCTCAATTCGCAAGATCCACCATATCACAATTTAACATGGATAGTTTTATCAAAGGTGAATATATTAGAAATTCTGGAGGATTTATTTAATGGCCACATACAATAGTTTAAGCCCATGGCACAACACAGAGACTGTCAATGATCAGTATTTGGGATTATTGAATATCAGACCTGTGCCAGAAACCAGTGATGATATTTTGTACACTGTGGGAGTGCAATACACTCACAGACCAGATCTGTTGGCCTATGATCTGTATGGTACCACCAAACTTTGGTGGGTGTTTTCACAAAGAAATCCAGACAGATTGAAAGATCCCATCTACGATTTAGTGGCTGATTTAAAAATTTATCTACCTCAAGGACCCAAATTAAGATCACTACTGGGATTGTAAAATGTCCATCAATAAAAATTCTGACAATATCACAGTACAATTCAAAGATGCTGGCGGTAGAGCTATCAAAGATTTTAACGGAAAAAAAGTTGTCTACAAAGAGGAAAGAGATGATGATGGTGGTGTGCGTTATGTCACCACAGAAGTTGGTCCTAATATTAAAAAAAATGAACTTCATAAATTCAGCAGTTTTAACACAATTTTTACTCTAGCCTGCTTGACCATAGATGAAATCAATAATCCTTATAATTTAAGAATTAAAACTCCAAACAAAGTGATACTGAGAAATGGAGGATCCAGCAAAAGTAAATTTGTTACTCAGTATGATAGACCATTGGAAGGAGGATCAGCTGCAGCCAGAGAATTTTTTATTTCAGATGTGGAAATACAAACAGTGGTAGCACCCAATCCAAAAACCAAACACACCAATGCTTACAAAATAAATTTCACAGTGGTAGAACCCTACAGTTTAGGCACATTTATTGAAACACTCAGAAGTGTGGCAGCAGCAAGTGGTCATAAAAATCACACAGTTGCTCCTTATTGTTTGACATTGGAGTTCAAAGGATACGATCAATCAGGCAAAGAATACTCAGTGGAACAGACCAAACGTGTGATTCCCATGAAAATTATTCAAATTGAATTTGAAGCCAATCAATCAGGCAGTATCTACAATTGTCAAGCCACAGGTTGGAGCGAACAAGCATTGGATGGAGCAATTCAAACAGTTCAAACAGAAATCAAAATAAAAGGCAAAACTGTGCAGGAAATGTTGCAGGTAAGTCTACAAGAGCAACTGAATCAGATTAAGAAAAAAAGAAACAAAGAAGAAGAATTGGTAAAACATCAAATAGATGATTATATCATAAATTTTCCCACGAAAGAAGCTCTACAAAGTAGAAAAAACAATATTACCACAAGCAGTGATCAAGACAACAAAGGCAAAATGACTGCGGATGAACAGCGTAAAGCATTGGTTGGAACCAACACAGTGGTCAAATCAGATGCCAATGGTATTTCTTACAAACAGACCAATGATTCTCTAAACGAAATAGGAAAATTTAAAATTTTAGTGAATGAGTCACAAATCAAAGACATGACCGATAAACTTGTGTATGATTCAAAGAAAAAGATTGAAATCACATCTCAAGTGGCCAAAGAATTGAAATCGTACACATTAAATTTCAAAGCAGGAACTAATATTGAAAACATGATCACCAATGTGATAATTTTCAGTGAATATGCTGCCAAGTCATTGAAAGATAGCAGTGGAAAAAGCGAGATAGACTGGTTCAAGATTGTGACTAGGACATTCATCATTCAAGACGAAGAAATATTAAAAAAATATGGAAGATATCCTTACCTATATGTGTACGATGTGATCCAATATCCAGTGCATGAATCAGTGTTTGCCAAGCCAAACACTAAGACTGACGTGGCAAATTTTGAAACTCAGTTGGTAAAAGAGTACGATTATTACTACACAGGAAAAAACACGGACATATTGGATTTTCAATTGAAATACAACATGGCTTTCCTCACAGTGCTGCCCGCAGATGCTGCTAAATCTAAAAGCAGAGAAGATGACAAAACCAGAGCTGAAAAAGATGGAACTAATTCTTTGGATGAGCAATCTGGTGACACAGCGGATTCAAACACTGGTTCAGGCACAACTATCACAGGAGTGGTGCGAAGACAATTCAATCAGTATGAAGTGATAGATGGATTGTCAGACGAACAAAGATTGGCGTTGGAATTCAATGAAGCTGTTATCAACAGCAACGCAGATCTGGTACAAATCAATCTCTCCATACTGGGAGATCCGTATTATATTGCTGACAGTGGCTCAGGCAATTATTATGCCAATGTGACTGAAGATCCCACAGGCAAACCATCCAAATTTGTGAACAAAGACGGCGCTATGGAAGGCACATTTTCAGGAGTTTACATTGCCATTAATTTTAGAACTCCTATTGATTACAACAGCAATGGACAAATAATGATGAGAGACACAGCATCACAAGCAGAAAGATTTATACCAGTGCCAGCATTCAGTGGCATATACAGAGTGAACATGGTCACACATACTTTTCAAGGTGGACTATTCAAACAAGAATTGCAGTGCAACAGATTGGCCAATCAAGAAGTTAAGAAAAAACCAGAAAAAAACAACAAATCAATCTTACCTGGTGATGGTAAAACATTTAATACTGATTCGGGGAATGAAAGTACAGGAGGTAGTGGAGCATAATGTTTAGAGGTATACAAAGAAGAGACAATAACAGAGACCAGGTGGTCAAAGATCCCGGCCCATATGAAGCCATAGTGACCAGTCATTTGGATGCCAAATATTCTGGATCTTTGGAAGTGGAATTGCTGAAAGCAGGTGTGAGTGGCAATGATCCTTTTGAACCAGGACAAAGAGTGCTGGTAAAATATTGCAATCCTTTTTATGGAATCACTTCTTACAATGGTGTCACTCCCAATCACAACTATGAAGACAGTCAACAGAGCTACGGCATGTGGTTTGTGCCACCAGACATTGGAGTCAAAGTATTGGTGATATTTGTGGAAGGCAATATCAACAAAGGCTATTGGTTCGGTTGTGTGCAGGCAGAAAATCAAAACTTTATGTTGCCAGATGGCAGAGCTGCCACCACCTATACTGACGTGAATGATGATATATCGTTGAGAGGTAAAAAATTGCCAGTGGGAGAATACAATAAAAAATTAATTGACAACACAAGAAATCTCACAGACACAACAAAATTTTTAAAACCCATCAACCAACAGTTTGTGGACATATTAAACAATCAAGGATTGCTGGAAGACGAAACTAGAGGCTTGACCACATCAAGTGCCAGACGAGAAGTGCCCAGCAGTGTGTTTGGAATCAGCACTCCAGGACCTTTGGACAAACGTGGCAATTCGCGTGGCAAAGGTGGCAGATATTATTCTAGATTGGGCGGCAGCAGCATTGTGATGGATGATGGTGATGATAAATTTTTGCGTAAAACATCAGCAGCCACAGGACCTTCAGAATATGTGAATCAATTCACAGATGAACAAGAAACAGCAGATGAAACCATACCTCATAATGAACTAGTGCGTATCAGAACCAGAACTGGTCATCAAATACTGTTGCACAATTCAGAAGATTTGATCTACATTGGCAATGCCAAAGGAACCACATGGGTAGAATTAACAGCCAATGGAAAAATAGATGTGTATGCCAAAGACAGTATCAGTTTTCACACAGAAACGGATTTTAATTTCAAAGCAGATAGAGATGTGAATATAGAAGCAGGACGCAGTGTGAATATCAAAGCATCAAATAATGTGCAAATAGAAAGCAATCAAAATTTAAATTTAGTGATAGGTGCCGATGGTTTTATAACCACAGGTTCTAATTTAAATATAAACAGTGCCAACAATTATTTCACAGCCACCAGTGAAACACACATTAAAAGTGATATTCAATACAGCTCAGGATCAGAAGCATATTCAAATTTTCCAACAGGCGGAACAGCTGACGCTACTGCTGCAGGCAGTGCTTCTATTTTAAGCACATTTACTAATCCTGGAGAAAATTCAGAAAACATAATGAAACGTGTGCCACAACATGAACCTTGGTCACAGCATGAAAATTTAAATCCTACTAATGTCAGTGATAATTTAACAGATAGAGAAAATCCCAACAATATTAACAATTCATCTTTAACGCAGATAAAGGATACTTTTACAAAAAATTAACGAATAAATATTCATATGAGCACACAAGAAAAAAAATTATACAAAGACATAGTGGTTAAATCCAAAAAAACCTTCACTGATCCAGTGGGACCAAGAGCCTACAGAGGTATCAGCACTGTGAATCCCGATGTGAACAGTTTCAACCTATATGATATTGCACTGATCAAACAGGATCTATTGAATCATTTTCATATCCGTCAGGGAGAAAAATTGGAAAATCCTCAGTTTGGCACTATTATTTGGGACGCACTGTTCGAACCACTCACAGAGGACATGAAACAAGCCATCATACAAAATGTCACTGAAATTGTCAACTATGACCCCAGAGTGCAGGTGAACGCTGTGACTGTGGACACTTACGAAAGCGGCATACAAATAGAATGTGATCTTACCTATCTTCCCTACAATATTTCTGAAAATTTGCGTTTAAAATTTGATGAAAACAACGGTTTAATCAATTAGAATTAACTGAGCATTTAATCAAACCTAATAAATAAGTCTATACAATGGAAACTTATGTCATCCACAGATAGATTAAACAGATTATTGCTGGCAGAGGACTGGAAAAAAGTCTATCAGAGTTTTAGAAACGCTGATTTCAAAAGCTACGATTTTGACAATCTACGCAGATCTATGATCAATTATCTGCGACAAAATTATCCTGAAGATTTCAATGATTATTTGGAGAGCAGTGAATATCTTGCCCTAATTGATTTGATTGCTTTCTTGGGACAAAACATTGCTTTTAGAATTGATTTGAATGCCAGAGAGAATTTTATAGAATTAGCAGAGAGAAGAGAATCTGTACTGCGTCTTGCTAGACTGCTGAGTTACAACGCCAAAAGAAATCAGTGTGCCAATGGATTGTTAAAAGTGGATGCTATCAGCACCACAGAAGAAATTATAGACAGCAACAATATTAATCTTGCCAATCAAACTATCATATGGAATGATCCCAGCAATGAAGATTGGTATGAACAGTTTGTCAAAGTATTGAACGCAGTGCTGCCTGTCACAGCCAAAGTGGGCAGACCCAATAAGACAGACACAGTGAACGGCATCCCCACAGAGTTGTATCAATTCAATTCCAATCTGCAAGAAGTGCCAGTATTCACTTTTTCCAAAAACATAGATGGCAGAAACACTGTGTTCGAAATAGTGAGCGTGGACATGAACGATGGAGAATTGTCAGAATTATCTCCGCTGCCCACCAACAAACTTCAATTTGTCTACAAAGAAGACGGCAGAGGCAATGCCAGCAGCAACACTGGATTCTTTTTTCATTTTAGACAAGGCACATTGCAGCAAGGAGATTTCACCGTGGATTTATCAGTGCCCAATCAGGTGGTGGGAGTGGATGCCACCAACATCAATCAGTCAGACGTTTGGTTGTATCAATTGGACACCAACAGTAATGAAACAGAATTATGGACCAAAGTGAGTGCCACTGAAGGCAACAATGTGATCTACAATAGCACTGCTAAATCTATTAGAAATATCTACAGTGTGATCACCAGAACCGAAGACAGAATCAATTTGCAATTTGCTGATGGAACATTTGGTAATTTACCCAAAGGTGCTTTTAGAATTTATTACAGAACCAGCGACAATAGACAATTTAAAATTGTGCCTGCTGACATGACCAACATTCAGATTGCCATTCCGTACGTGAGTGCTAGCGGCAAAGATGAAACATTGACTATTAGTTTAGGATTACAGTATACCATAGACAATGCCACCAATTCTGAATCAAATGATTCTATCAAAACCAATGCGCCTTCCACTTATTACACACAGAACAGAATGATCACAGGAGAAGATTACAATGTGGCTCCGCTGGCTGTGAATCAAGAGATTATTAAAATTAAATCAGTCAATAGAATCAGCAGTGGAATATCTAGATATTTTGATCTGTTGGATGCCACAGGCAAATACAGCAGCACAAATCTTTACGGTAACGATGGTATAATTTACAAAGAAACCATCAACAACGGTATCACTTTCAGTTATGTGAGTAGAACTGATATTGAAGGCATTATCAACAATTCAATTGAACCATTGTTGAGTGATAAAAAATTATTTAATTTTTATTTGGATAATTTTGCTGAGATAATCATCACAGATATTGTGGCTTCTTGGAATCAGTCCACAGCCAACAGCAATATTTCTACAGGTTATCTCACAGACGATGACGCAAACAAATTAGAAGTGGGATCTTTCACAGAAAGTGTGTTAAAATATTTAGAAATTGGAGCACAGTGTAAATTTGTTGCTCCAACCGGAAAATATTTCACAGCGGATGGTGAATTAGCCACAGGCACTCCTTCAGAATTGGGAGACAGCACTGTGCGATGGACCACTGTGGTGAATGTGATCGACAATGGCACACTGATACAAAATGATGATTCAGGACCTATCATATTCAATGATATCATACCCACAGATGCCATATTGACACAGATTGTGCCTAAATTTACAAAATTTTTATCATCAGATACCAAATTGGAAATGTTGGATCAAATATTTGCCAACAGTACATTTGGATTGAGATATGATGTGAGCACTAGAGATTGGGCTGTGATTGATGAGAACAATCTAAATGTGTACAGTGATTTCAGCATGGGTAAAACAGGTGATATCAGCAATCAACAATTGGATGCCAGCTGGCTATTGCTGTTTACCACTGACACAGAATTGTACACTGTGACCTACAGAGGTGTAAGATATGTGTTTGAAAGTGACAAAGAAATAAGATTCTATTACGACAGCAGCGATAAAAATTACAACACCAACACTGGTAAAATAATCAAAGACAAAATCACAGTGTTAAACATTAATTCTGCTCCGGGAGTATTGACACCATTGCTGGATAATATTGCATGGCAAGTGGTGGCAGAATACAGAGATGCTCAAGGCTATGTGGACAGTAAAAAAATAGAAATCACATATTTTGATTCAGATGATGATGGATTGATGGATAATCCTGAATCTTTTGAAAATTTAGTTGAATTAAACAATTACATATATCAAAAAAAGATTATCACCAACGGAGTAGAAGATTTTAATTACGTGGATGCCAGCAGCGAAAATATAGTGGAAATCAACAGTGAAAATCAAATTGGATCTTACAGTTCATACGATTCTGACACTGTGTTTTACAACACCAGCACAGACGTGTTTAAATTGTTGGATGTGTCTCAAGGCACTTTGAGTGTGGTGGGAGATTACAAAGCATTTATTGGTCGTGACGGATTAAAATTTCAATATGTACACAGCACTGACAATTCTAATAGAATAGATCCCAGCTCCAGCAACATAATTGATTTATTCTTATTGACCAGATCTTATGATACTGAATTTAGATCTTGGTTGGATGGTGACGTTGAAGATAAACCGTTGCCCATGAGTTCTGATGCCATGTATCAAAACTTTGGCAAAGATATCAATTTGATCAAATCCATCAGTGATGAAGTGATCTATCATCCAGTCAAATACAAAATATTATTTGGCGACAAAGCAGATGCTAAATTTCAAGCTGTATTCAAGGTGGTAAAAAATTCCAATGAAGTTGTGAGTGACGATGATGTTAAAGTGAGAGTGATTCAAGCAGTGAATGAATATTTTGATCTAGAAAATTGGGATTTTGGAGATACTTTTTATTTTTCTGAACTCAGCACTTATGTGATGACACAATTGGCTCCAGACATAGTGACATTTGTGATAGTGCCAGATCAAACATCACAATCATTCGGCAGTCTGTTTGAAATCAAATCTGAAAGTGATGAAATTTTTATTAGTGGTGCCACAGTGGATGATGTTGAAATAATCGATGCCATCACTGCTTCAAAATTAAAATCTACAGGATCAGTGGTCACTTCCACACCAAACACTAATGTAGGTATTAACAGTGCTTCTTCCAACGGGAGTATCTAATGGCTTACGATAATAATCAAGAAGATTTTCCATTACCAGCAGGGAAACAAAACGAAACTGAAAGAAAAACTTCTAATTTATTGCCAAGATATTTTAGAACACCCACCAACTCAAAATTTTTATACAGCACACTGGATCAATTACTGAATCCAGGCACAGTGGAAAAAATCAGTGCTTTCTATGGTAGGAAAACAGCCAAAGCATTCACAGCCACAGACAATTACATCAATGAAGTGACCAGTGACAGACAAAATTATCAATTGGAACCTGTGGTGGTTAGAAAAGACAATCTCAACAATATTGTGTTTTACAAAGACTATGTGGATTACATCAATCAAATTAAAAGTTTGGGTGGCAATGTGGACAATCACAGTGCTCTAAATGCTCAAGAATATTACAGTTGGAATCCTAATATTGATTGGGACAAGTTTGTAAATTTTAGAGAATACTACTGGTTAACCTATGGCCCTGAAGTAATCACTATCACTGGACCACAACAGCAAGTACAAAGCACTTACACAGTGCGATTGGCTGATAACTTGGACAATTATGCTTATGTGTTGTCACCAGATGGACTCACTCAAAACTCCACCATTAAATTGTACAAAGGAGTCACTTATAAATTTGAAATTAACACTCCTGGCATGCCGTTCTCCATCAGAACTGCTAGAGTATTATCAGATGACTATTTGTTCAATGAAGGAGTGGATCAGCAGAATGTAGAGCAAGGCACAATCACATTCACAGTGGGTATCAATACACCTGACACTTTATATTATGTTTCTTCAAATGATATCAATGCTTATGGGTTGATACAAATAGCTTTACTGGAAGAAAACAGTCAAATAGATGTGGAAAAAGACATCATTGGCAAAAAGAATTTCACACTGAACAACGGAATTGCACTTTCCAATGGAATGAAAATTAATTTCAAAGGTAACGTAATTCCAGAAAAATACGCTCAAAATGAATGGTATGTGGAAGGTGTGGGAGAATCAATAACATTAATCAATGAACAAGATTTTAGATTACCTAATGATATTGCTGATGAAACTTTAGAAGCTTTTGATGAAGAAGGATTTGATAAAAACACCTATGACATAGAAGATGTCACAGCTGATGTTAAAGATTATATTGTGATCAAAAAAAGTTCATTGGACAAAAACCCATGGACCAGAGCCAACAAATGGGTACACAAATCAGTGTTGCAAGCTGTGGCAGATTACAACAATGTCACATTGGAAGTGGATGAAAATTTAAGAGCCAAAAGACCCATTATTGAATTTGATGCTGGATTAAAATTATTTAAATTCGGAACCGTGGCCAAACCTTATGTGGATGTGGTAGACACATTTACCAAAGATGTATTCAGCGACATAGAAGGCGCCACAGGCTACAATGTGGATGGTGTGGATCTAGTGGATGGCATGAGAATATTAGTGACTGCTGACACAGACATATTGGTAAAAAATAGAATATTCACAGTTAAAATTATTAATTTTGGTGGTGACGGAGATCCCACCAACAAACAAATTTCTTTGATAGAGCCAGCAGATTCACTTCCATTACTGAATGAAGTGGTATTGGTTGCCAGCGGTGCCGTAAATCAAGGCAAAATGTTTTATTACAACGGTGATTCTTGGAAAGAAGCACAAGCTAAAACTTCAGCAAATCAAACTCCATTGTTTGACGTGTTTGACGATGAAGGTGATAGTTTTTCAGATTCTGTAAAATACCTCAGCACAAATTTTTTAGGCAATAAAATTTTTAGTTACCGTATAGGATCTGGCACTGCTGATTCAGAATTAGGATTTCCTTTGTCTTATAGAAATGTAAACAATGTGGGAGACATAGTATTTGATTTCAATTTACTTTCAGAGTCTTTCAGTTATCAATCAGAAGACAGCGTTGTGAATCAATCCACTGACGTGGGTTTTCTTAAACAATACACTGATAGAACTACCTACAAAAATGTTCATGGTTGGACCAAAGCTAAAAATTTCAGCAAACAAATGGTTGTTAGACAATACCTTGGCACAGAACAAACCAATGATTTTGCTGTGGATGTGTATGATCGCAGTGGTTCACTGAGTGATTTAATTTTAAAAGTTTATGTGAACAACAAATTGTTGAATTCTCAAGAATATGAAACAGTCAGCATCAATAATATTTTATATGTGAGACTTGATACAGATCTCAACAGTGATCAGAGCATAATACTAAAAACACACAGCAGTGCGATAAAAAACGCAAATGGCTATTATGAAATACCCATTAATTTAGAAAGCAATCCATTGAATGATAATCTTAATGATTTCACTTTTGGAGAAGTGGTAAATCATGTGGACAGCATCATTGAACAATTGGAAACTTTCCAAGGAGCCAATCCTGGATCCAACAATCTAAGAGATTTAGGTAATTTAACTGCTTATGGAACAAAATTTGTTCAGCACAGTGCTCCAATCAACTTATCTCTGTATCATGTGACTGAAAAACAAGTGAATGTGATCAAATCTGTGGCTTTTGCTCAAAAAGAATACGACAAATTCAAAAAAACTTTTTTACAAGTGGCTGAAAAATCAGGATTTGATGGCACAGTGCGTGAACATGTGGATGAAATAATGAAGATCATCAACAAAGACAAAAACAGTAATATGCCTTTTTATTTCAGCGACATGGTGCCATATGGAGCTGCTAAAAAATTAACATTCACTGTGTTTGATGACAGCAACATTTATTTTGCTCTTACTCAATCATTCAGTATGACTCAATTGAGTACCAAAGCAGTACAGGTGTATCTAAACGGTGAGCAATTGGATTATCAAACAGATTATGAATTCAACACAGATAATTTCTGTGTGATTAAAACAGGGTTGGCTGTGAATGATCTGGTTGAAATATATGAATATGAGAGTACCAACGGCAATTATGTACCGCCCACACCTACCAAATTAGGCTTGTATCCAAAATATAAACCTGAAATTTACACAGATGACACACTGTTAGATCCAGTGGATGTGATCCAAGGTCATGACGGCAGTATCATGGTGGCATATGGCGATTATAGAGATGATTTATTATTGGAGTTAGAAAAAAGAATTTACAATAATATAAAAATAGAACACAATAAACACATAAGAAATATTTTTGATTTTGTTCCTGGAGAAAACAGAAACACAGGATATCAAATGATCAATATTGATCAATCCATGTCTGCTGATTTTATCAAATGGAACAGCATGGCTGGTACTTTGGATTACACAGATAATTTTTTCTATGATCGCACAAATAATTTCACATACAATCATTCACACATGCTGTCATTTGCTGGCACGCCACTGCCGGGATTCTGGAGAGCCATATACAAACAAGCCTACGATACAGATAGACCACACACGCATCCTTGGGAAATGTTGGGATTCAGTGAGCAGCCCACTTGGTGGAATACAGTGTATGGGCCAGCACCTTACACCAAAGACAATTTGATATTGTGGGAAGATCTACAAGCAGGTGTAATCAGAGAACCAGGCAAAAAAGTTGTTTACAATTCAAGATTTGTGAGACCAGATCTGTTAAAACATCTGCCAGTGGACGAAGATGGAAATTTATTAAGTCCTATCAACAGTAACTATGCTAAAAATTTAATATTGACTCTGTCTGACGATAATTTTAAATATGGTGATCAAGCACCTGTGGAAACTGCTTGGAGACGCAGTTCCAATTATCCTTTTGCTCTATTAAAATCCATGTTGTTAAATCGACCAGCTCATACCATGGGTGTAAATTTTGACGCCAGCAGAATTGAAAAAAACATAACAGATGAAATTGTTTACACTTCCACTAAAAAAAGAATCACTCTCAAAGATTTGGTATTCCCCAACAGCAGAACAGATGAAAATTATGTGTTAACTTCTGGATTGATCAACTACATTTCCAACTACATCAAAACAGATGTGTTGAACAATTACTCTGATTATCAAAACACACTGACAGGTTTGACTCAACAATTGGGATTCAAAGTGAAAGGATTCACTGAAAAAGAAAAATTTAAATTGTTGTTGGACAGTAGATCACCATTGAACAAAAGCAATGTATTTGTGCCAGAAGAAAACTATGATATTCATCTTAACACCAGTTCACCCATTGACATTTTGGTATACAGTGGTTTGATTGTGGAAAAATTACCTTCGGGATTTTCAATCAAAGGATACGATTTAACATCACCACAATTTAGATATTTTGCTCCCATAAAAAAACAGACTGATCCTGTCAAAAGAGTGGGTGGAGTGAGCAAATCTTATGTGAATTGGATTTCCAACAAAGTTTACAGTGCTGGTCAAATTATTCAGTATCAGAATCAATATTATCAAACTGAAAAAGATCATCTCAGTGGCAGCAAATTTGATCCTTCTAAATTTGTAAAATTGGTTTCGTTGCCTATCGAAGGCGGCGTAACTGCTGTGTTCAGTAAAACTTTTGAAAAAGAAGTCAGTGTGATGAATTATGGCACAGTGTTGGCCACACAACAGGATGTGGTGGATTTTATTTTGGGTTACGCAAAATATTTGGAATCCAAAGGATTTGTGTTTGATAATTTCAATCAGGATATCAACACAGTGGAAAATTGGAGTTTGAGTGCTCAAGAATTTATGTTTTGGACCACACAAAACTGGAAAGCTGGTGCAGTGTTGAGTTTGAGTCCAGCAGCTAATAAACTTAAACTTGAAACAGCATACTCCATAGCTGACAATGTGTTTGATAATTTTTATGACTATGCTGTGCTCAAAGCTGATGGCACCAAGATAGCCAAAGAAAAATTAAGTGTGGTGCGTCAAAGCAACGATTTTACTCTCAGTGTGAAAAACACCAGCGATGGCATATATTTTGTTAAGATACCTTTGGTACAAAAAGAACATGTGATTTTGATTGATAATGTGACAGTTTTCAATGATGTGATCTATGATCTGGCTCCAGGATACAGACAGGATAGAATCAAAGCCATAGGATATGTGGTGGGCAATTGGGATGGATCTCTCAATGTGCCAGGATTTGTGTATGATGAAGTAAAAATAAAAGAATGGCAACCTTTCACAGACTACAACATGAGCGATGTGGTCAAATACAAACAATTCTATTACAGTGCCAATGCTCATGTCACAGGCAACAGCACATTTGTGTTTGACGAATGGACCAAACTTTCAGAAAAACCCATTTCATCTTTGAGACCTAACTTTGAATACAAAACCAATCAATTTGGTGATTTTTATGATCTGGACACAGATAATTTTGATGTGGAGCAACAAAAATTAGCTCAGCATTTGATAGGTTATCAAAAAAGAGAATATCTACAAAACATTATCAATGATGATGTAGCACAATACAAATTCTATCAAGGATTTTTACAGGACAAAGGTACCAAAAATGCTTTGGAAAAATTATTTAATTCATTAGCCAGTGCCAACAAAGACAGTATTGAATTCTATGAAGAATGGGCCATTAGAACAGGTCAATACGGTGCTGCCAAAGGATTTGATGAAGTAGAATATGTGTTGGATGAAAAACAATTCAAATTGAATCCACAACCTATTTCATTAACTGATGAATCTAATCCAACAGATCCAGATTTTGTTTACAGAATCAAGTCAGACGAAACATATTTAAAATCAGAAAATTATGATCACAGTCCTTTTCCAGTCAAAACCAGTCACAAAAATTATATCAAGACCGCAGGTTTTGTGGATCCATCAGATGTGAATTATGTTTTAAAATACTATGATGACATACTTTCAATATCAACTGATCAGCTGAAATTTAATCAGTATGTTTGGATTGGATTCTACAAACAAAGTTGGCAAGTTTATAAACACATCAAAACAGATTATAAAGTTTTATCAGTGTCTGAATCCAACAATTTGGTCACTGTGGTCACAAATTTATATTCTGATGTGGCAGTGAATGATATTATATCAGTGACTATTCCACAACAAAACTCCAAACAACTGTTCAAAGTCAAAAGTGTTGCTTTGGATCAAATAATTTGTTACAAAAATGGCACAACAGTTGCCACCACAGATGATGGATCATCTTTTGGATATTTAGGAAAATTTGTCAGCAATAAACTTGCCAACTTGGAATCCGTCAACAACAAAGCCAAAGAATTCAACGGATTTGAATCCAATGAGTTGTTCTGGATAGAAAATGACAACACTGACAATTGGGTCACATTAAAAAATAACACAGTTTGGAAAAATCATCAACAGATCGCAAATTACAGCACAGATTCAATGGGCACTTATGGCACAGCCATGTCAGTGGATAGTAGCAACAATACCATGATAGTGTCAGATTTGAATCTAGGATTGCGTGTCTACAAAAGAGGATCAGATGTGGGTCAATTCACTCTGAGACAAGTGATTGATGTGCCACAAAATATTTGGACTGGCACTGCTGATTTTGGTGCAAGTTTAGACATCAGTGCTGATGGCAAATATGTTGTGGTAGGAGCTCCCAAGGCTTCCAATGTGAGAAGCTATTACAAAGGCAATTATTCAACAACCGCTGCTTATGACGTGGGAGACATTGTCAAACACGACGAGCAACTGTGGAAAGTGATGAATCCCATATTGGGTCAAGATCCTTCTGTGGATTTTACCACATTTGATGCTGTGAGTTTTTGGAATCAAAATGAATTTGATGCAGGATTGAATGCTTATCCTCAAATAACTCAAATGATCACAGGTAATTTTACCATAGTGGGAGTGAGCACTGATCATATTTTAATTAGAGCCGGAACAGAACAATACAGAGGCAGTTCAGTAGGCGATACTTTAGTATTATATTGGAACAATTTGACCACTGAATATCCTACAGGCAACACACCATTCAATGGTACAGCCATAAACGTTGATAAGAATTTTATTGATGGTACTCATACCATACAAGAAAAAATAGATGAAATTATCAATATAGATTTAATCTTAACCACTCCTAGTATTGGAGATATATTAAGTACCGAAGATGCAGATGGTGAAGTGAGATACATTTTTACTCAAGGCACTCAAGCTATCATTTATTTGGGAAATGTTAGTGGACAATTTGCAGATTCAGATCAAGTTAAATTAGGTTTAACTCCTGTGGGAGATTACACCAGAGTGATTGCAGAAGATTATGACAGTGTGGCTGGATGGTGGATGATCAATGTGCCATCACCAGGCACTGTGTCAGCTCAAGAAGACACAAAAAAATCATTGGTAATTAGAGATATTATCAAAGCAGGTGATTTTAGAACTGCATTTTTATATTTTAATAGTTTGGATACTCAAACGTCACAAACTTTATCAGTGCCTACAATTTCAACACCAGCATCTCAAATCAGCATTTTGAGTTATTACACTTCTTTCAGTATTCTTGATGATATTACCAGTTCACAGATTCCTCCAGGAGTGCCCACAAACATACAAGATTCAAGATATCTAATCAGAGCTCCCAAATCTTTGAGTGACATCAAAACAGCAGGTGACACAGTGGGAGTATGGTTGAACACAATCAAAACCGGAGCTCCATTGAGTGTGTATGAGCCTACGTCTTTGGATTTAACGTTCAATGATATAAATGGTGATCAAAAAACAATAGATGATATTTGGGATGGATTCATACAAGTCAATGCAGTGCCAGATGGTTTAGGAAAATTTTACATACCCACAGTGGGAGATATTGTGCAGGACGCTGTTACTCTTAACACAGCAGAAGTGGCCTATGTTAAAGTGATTGCTTTTAACCTTCTTCAAATGTATGTGAAAAACAAAACAGGTGCATTCAGTTTGGGTTCTGATTTTGGAATACCTGCCAATTTGATTTTAATAGGAACTCCCAATAGAACTGTGGGAACTATCAAAAGAAGTGAATTGGGTGACACAGTGGTGGGCAAATTGTTTGTGTTTGACACAGGTGCTGTGCTTCAACCCACAACCAACAATGCTTATCATTATGTGAATGATTTGGAATATTATTTGTATGATGAAATTACACAAGATGGAGTGAGCCGAGCAGCCAGTGTACCATCCAGAAATAACAGAGATTACGAACAAGTGTTTAATATTCCAGCTGGTCTTGGATACACTTCAACATTGACCAATCAAGGACTTTTCTTAGTGTATGAAAGATTGACCAACGGCAATTACACTTTAACAAATTCTTACATAGTACCTGACATGACTAATGATACTAAATTGGGCACAAAAATTATTTTGAGACAATACAATGCTGTGACCACTCTGTATGTCAGCACTGCAACCACGCCTACAGACACAGGTAAAATTTATTTTATTAAAAAATCCAGCACACAAAATTGGAATTTGAGTGTGGATCCCAATTACACAGGATTATTTGATTCAGGATCAGTCTATCGCACCGATGATTTGGTGGCTTACAATGATTTAATTTATAAAAGTTTGACCAATCAAGGACCTTCAGCATTTGTATCAACACTATGGCAGCAACAACCAGATGGCATTGACTATTTGGGTTATGTGCCTCATGATCCCAATGATGATTCCACTCCCACATTGGAAGGGGATTCCACAGTTAATATCAATCAACTGCAAAATTTTGGATCCACATTTGATGTGAATGATTCGGGTTCAGTGTTGGCAGTGTCTGTGATAGATTTTATTGACAGCAGCTCACCCACAGAAAACAAAGTGGTGGTGTATAGATCAGTCAACGGTAGATATCAATATTCACAAACATTAACTGCTCCTGACAGTGCAGAAGACAACACAGATTTTGCTAATGCTGTGGCAGTGAGCAGTGATGGCATGTTTATAGCAGTGGGCAGCCCACAAGCAGATCAGACAATCACTGATGGTGGAGCGGTGTATGTGTTTAAACAAATCAATGGAGTATACTTTAATACTCAAACACTTACCAGTCCACAACCACAAACCACTGAAAAATTTGGAATCAATTTAGACTTTGATGGCGACACATTGGCAATTTCCAGTCTCAACGGTGACATGGAGATTGATTTCTCTTTGGACAACAATGAAACATATTTTGATGCTGGCGGCACAACATTTAACAATAAATTATTGGACACTGGATCTGTGTATGTGTATGAAAAATACAACGACATCATGATATATGCTGATGAATTCAGTGTGAATGACCAAGATCTTACTAATTTTGGAAAAAATATCAAGATAGTTGACAATCATGTGTATGTTTCCATGCCCAATTATCTCAACGATTTCAGTTCGCCATTCACTGAAGGATTAATTTTTGACTTTAGAAAATCTCATCAGAGCAAAACATGGGTGGCACACAAGAGTCCTACACCATCAGTGGATGTGAATAAGATAAAAGAAATTTTCTTATACAATATTAAAAACAATAAATTGTTACAAAGATTGGATTATATTGATCCTATTCAAGGCAAAATTGCTGGCATTGCTGAACAAGAATTATACTACAAAACACCGTATGATCCAGCTGTTTATTCCGTGGGCACTGCTGGATTAAGCATTGATGCTCAGAACAGTTGGAACAAAAATCAAGTGGGCAGATTGTGGTGGGATCTAAGCACTGTGAAATTCTATGATCCAAATCAAAGCAATATTATTTTTGCTACCAATTATTGGAATAAGCTATTTCCTGGATCCACCGTGGATGTGTATGAATGGGTGGAGAGCAAATATTTGCCTGCTGAATGGAATGATTTGGCAGACACCAAAGAAGGTGTGGCCGAAGGCATCAGCGGCACAACCAAATATGATGATTCAGTATACGTAATCAAACAAATTTATGATTTTATTTCTGACAGTTTCAGCAATAGATATTATTTTTGGGTTAAAAATAAAAAAACTTTGCCCAACATTGAAGATAGAAAATTAAGTGCTTACGATGTGAGTCAATTGATAGAAGATCCTAAAAAACAAGGTTATAAATTTGTAGAATTATTGACCAGTAATCAATTTGCTGTGAACAATATCAGTAATTTTTTAGAAAACAAAGACATAGCTATCAATTTTAAAATTTGGACCATAAAAAATCAAGATATTAACATTCACAATGAATTTCAATTGATCAGTGAAGGAATTTCATACAGCAAACCCAAAAAAGAAATTGAAGCTGTTTGGTTTAACAGTTTAATAGGTTATGATGAGCAATTTAGACCAGTGCCTGATGAAAACCTAAGTCCAAAATATAGATACGGAACATTAAGAAAACCTAGACAAGGATGGTTTGTAAATCGTATTGAAGCATTAAAACAAGTGATCGAAAGAACAAACTCTATTTTAAAGAAAAATTTAATCACTTATACCTATGATATTAGTAGACTATCTGAATTGGAAGAAGCTCCCAGCACTGTCACAAGGTCTTATGACTTGACCAAAGACACTCTGGCTGATTTGGCTTTTGTGGGCACAGCCAATGTGGAACAAGCAATATTAGTTCCTATTGTGCAAAACAATAAAATTGTGGATGTCTCAATAGTTAATCCTGGCAGAGGTTATAGAGTATTTCCTACATATAAAATTATTGATGAATCAGGGGCAGGAGCAGAATTAGAATTTGAAATTAATATATCAGGACAAATCACTTCAGTCACAGTGAACAAAGAAGGAAATAATTACAGCACCAATGCTAGAATTGAAGTGAGAAAATTCAGTGTATTGATCCAATCAGACACGGAAATTAACAACAAATGGTCTATACACAGTTGGGACGCAGATCTAAAAGAATGGCAAAGAACTTTATCTCAAAGTTACAATGTAAATCAGTATTGGACATACATTGACTGGTATGCAGATGGTTATAGTCAATTCACTGAAATAGATTACACTGTGTCAGACAGTTATAAACTTCAATTAACTGATGACAGTATAGGTGACGTTGTAAAAATAGAAAACGTGGGTTCTGGTGGTTGGTTATTGTTGGAAAAAACCGACAATCAACCAAATGTAGATTATACCATCAATTACAAAACCATAGGTAGACAGAATGGAACCATTAAATTTTTAGATTCTTTGTATAATTTTGCTGCTTCCACAGTAGGATTCAACAGTACCAGTTACGATATCACAGTGTATGACAATCAACCCATCATCGAGACTAGAATTATTCTAGAAACATTAAGAGATTATATCTTTATAGATGAATTAGAAGTAGAATACAATCAATTATTTTTTGCTAGTTTGAAATATGTGTTTTCAGAACAATCATTTGTGGATTGGGCATTCAAAACCAGCTTTGTTAAAGGCAAACACAACGTGGGAGAATTGTTACAAAAAACAGTGTACAAAAATGACAATTTAGAAAATTATCAAGATTACATCGATGAAGTAAAACCTTACAAAACCAAAGTGAGAGAGTATGTGAGTGCTTATGAATCCATTGATAATTCCAATATCAGTGTGACAGATTTTGATCTACCAGCAACATACGACCCAGTCACTAAAAAAATTGTGGTGAGTTATGCCAAAGTAATCAATGATCAAATAGTTAATTCCAATATCACTCAAAATTATCCCAACAAATACTGGTTGGATCATGTGGGATTCAAAGTAACATCTATCAAAATAGCCAACACAGGCAGTGGATATTTGGGTACTCCTGTGGTTACAATCACTGGTGGAGGCGGCACAGGAGCCACAGCTGAAGCATTCATATCCAATGGAAAAGTTATTCACATCAAATTGATCAACAGTGGCAGTGGATACATATCTGCACCCACAGTGAACATACAAGGATCATTGAGTCAATCAGGAGTGGCAGCCAAAGCAGTGGCCATATTGGGAGATTCCATGGTCAAATCCACTCACATAAGAGTTAAATTTGATAGAACCACAGGAAATTTATTGATTACCAATTTGAGTCGCACAGAAAATTTTGTGGGCACAGGCAATCAATTAAAATACATATTGAAATGGCCTATCAATCTAAAATCCAACAAAATCAGAGTGATAGTCAATCAAAGACCTGCACTCTACAGTGAATATGTCTACAACAATGAAGAAGATTTCACCAAATCGTATGTGAGAAACAAAGGATATGTTACTTTTGAACAACCACCAGCAGTGGGCAGCAGCATTCAAATTCAATATGAAATTGATTCAAATGTGTTGCAGACTCAAGATAGAGTGAATCTATTGTATGAACCTACCACAGGACAATTGGGTGCTGATCTTGCTCAGTTGATAGATGGTATAGACTATGGTGGAGTGGAAGTGCGTAGTTTGTCATTTGGTGGTGGCACAGGTTGGGACGCTGATCCTTATTTTACAACCACTTGGGACACCTACGATACCACTTATGAAGATGAAGTGTTCAGATTGGATGGCAGCACCAATACTTTTGTGCTGAGTCAACCATTGGCATCAGGCACACTTTATAACATTTACAAAAATGGCGTGAGAATTGATGATCCTAACTATGGAACTCCACAACCAGTAACCAATCCCAATGCATTGATGAAAACCATTCAAGGTGATGGATCCACCACAGTGGTACAGATTGACGAGCAATTGATACCCACAGTGGCCAATGATTTGATTGTGATAAGAAAATCCACCAGTGATGGCAGTTTCTTACCAGACCCAGATGCCTATGACACACTATTATCGGGTGGTGATTTGGCTTACAACACTGCTTCAGGTATATTGGCTCAAGACATTATTGTGGATGGTGATGGATTTGTGACTCCTACCACCAGCAAAGGACCAGAAGAATTGGTGCCTGGACAGGTATTGGACACTGTGGATATTCAAGTGTATGACAGATCAGGAGAAACAGGCAGCAGAATCAACAGTTACAATTACAAAGGCGATGGTTCCACAACTGTGTTTGCTATAGATTCATTGCCACAGAGTCAGGAAGGTGTTTTTGTTAAAGTTAATAATGTAATACAGAATTACTCCGACTATTCTACAGATTACATTAATCGCACAGTGATTTTCAACAGTGCTCCAGTCAATAATAGTCAAATTAATATAATCACCATGAGTATCAATGGTGAAAAAATTGTGGACACAGATGTGTTCACAGGAGATGGCAGCACATTTATATTTGTTACCAGAGCTACATTTGATCAAAACCAATCAGCTTTTGTCAAAGTGAATGGTCAATCAACTGCTTATGTGCTTGAAGAAACTGACAGCGGATATCAATATCAAAATAAAGTGTTAATTAAATTTGCAGTGCCTCCAGCAGCTGGCAGTGTAATCACTTATGTGATTTACAGAAGTACCAGCAAAACTTTCAGCGAAGTAACATATGAAGAATTCACAGGAGATGGCAGCACGGCTGTGTTTACTCTCAGTCAGACTCCTTTCAATCAAGAACCTTTGACACACAATGTGATTGTAAGAACTGCATCTGGAATACTGAATGCTGGATACAATGAAAGATTCAATGTGACAGCAGTGAGAGAATATGCTCTTAAAAGTTGGCAGCAACCTTTTGGTTCTGTTTTAAGAACAGATGTGAGAGCATTTTTGAATGGTGTGGAATTGAGCACTCTTCAATACAGATGGGAAAGTGCCAACAGCAGCGTAGTATTAGAATCAGGTGTGGGCACAGTGGGTGACATATTAAAAGTATATGTGATCAGTGATGGTGATTACACAGTGGTAGGCAACACATTGACTTTGGATTCTGCTCCAGCTTTGGGAGAAACCATCAAGGTATGGCAGTTTACCAATCATGATGTTTTAGAAATAGAACGCATGAATTATGATATTATTGCTAGAGACACATTGATTGTGGACACAAATAATTATTTTGAATATCAAAATCTTACCAACGGTACAGTGAGATTGAGACAATCTGCTGCGGATGCTCAATATGTATGGGTAGCTGTCAACGGCACAGTGTTATCTCCTAGTGTGGATTACAAAGTATCCAATGATCAACAATTTTTAAAAATTAAAAACAGTCTACAACCAAATGATGTGATAGACATTGTGCATTTCACAGCACCTAAATACACTGCCAAATTTGGATACAGACAATTCAAAGACATGTTGAATAGAACACATTACAAACGTTTGGGTAATGACAACAAATATTATCTTACTCAAACATTGAATTGGTACAGTCAAGAAATATTCTTAAGCGACACAGTGGGATTAACAGAACCAAACGTAACATTGGGCAGACCTGGAGTGTTGTTTATTGAAGGAGAAAGAATAGAATATTTCCTATTATTCCCTGATAGAGTGGGTCAGTTACGCAGAGGTACATTGGGCACTGGAATTAAAAACAGTTATGATTCAGGCACAGAAGTGTTTGATCAATCAGCGTTCCAAACTGTACCTTACAAAGATGAAACCATTACTGAAATATTCACCAGCGACGGATCCACTGAAAATATCACGTTAAGCTGGATACCTCTGTCAGTGAATGAATTTGAAATTTTTGTGGCTGGTAGAAGACTGAGAAAAAACAGTATTCGCAGCTATGACCCAACTCTAGGCATGGACAGTCCTGAAGCAGATGTGGTACTTCCAGCAGAATTCAGTGTGACTGGCACGTCCACTACATGTACTTTATTGGTGGCACCGCCAGTAAATACCAAAATTATAGTGGTGCGTAAAATAGGTAAACTGTGGAATAATAACACTCCTTTGAGCCAAACGGAGAATGATATAGCAAGATTCTTACGTGCAAAAGAAGTGAGTTTGCCGCAATAAATACAATGGACAAAAGGATACACTAATGAACAAAATGAACGAATACAACGGGACATTGATACAAGGGCATATCAAAATACACGACCCAAAAACAGGTGAAATACTGGTAAACAAACGCAATGCCATACACTATGAAAATATGAGTATAGCGTTGGCAGAAAGTTTGGCCAATGAAGGACAAGGATTTATTAATTCTATGGTGTTCGGCACAGGTGGCACATACATAGATCCCACAGGTATTGTGACCTATCTAACTCCCAACAGCACAGGCACCAATGCTACGTTGTACAATCAAACATTCAGCAAAGTGGTAGACGACAGATCAGTCAGCAACACAGATCCAGTGAGAAACAAAATTGAAACACGTCACGTGAATGGAACCAATTACACAGATATATTAGTCACATGTTTATTGGACTATGGTGAGCCCAGCGGTCAAGATGCAGTGGACAATGCCACAGGCACAGAAAGTCTGTATGTGTTTGATGAATTAGGATTAAGAAGTTATTCCAGTTCAGGCACAGGAAGATTACTGACGCATGTGATATTTCATCCAGTACAAAAAAGTTTAAACAGATTAATACAAATAGATTACACAGTTAGAATACAAAGTCTGTCAGGTTTTAACGAGGTTTAATAGATGGCATACACAGTTAATTTCACAGATGTGGTAGGCAAAGGCAGTATCACAGTTGATGACGGCACAGTCAATCAACAAACAAGCGTTTCATTGCCAGGACGTAATACCACTTCATACGGCACTATCATAGCAGAAAATTTTTTACATCTATTAGAAAATTTTGCCAATAATACTTCTCCTGTAAATCCTGTGGAAGGACAATTGTGGTATGATACCACAGTGGGTGTGGATCAATTAAAAGTTTATGATGGTACTCAATGGGTAGCTGCGGGTGGATTAAAAAAAGCTCTAACTCAACCATTGGCAGGAGAGAGTGTGGTAGGAGATCTTTGGGTAGACACAGACAATCAACAATTGTATTTGTTCACAGGATCAGGTTGGGTATTAGTAGGTCCAGAATTCAGTCAAGGATTAAGCACAGGAACTAAACCTTACACCATCACAGGCACAGACAATTTAGAATACACAGTGGTATTAATAGAAGTAGAAGCCAAACCTGTGGCAATAATTTCCACAAAAACTTTCACACCCAAAGCCACCATTACAGGATTCACCACCATAGTTCCGGGATTTAATTTAAGTTCAGCTGACATCAGTGGTTCAGGAGTGGGTAGATTTATTGGTACATCACAAAAAGCAGAATCTTTGATAGCAGCCAACAGTGAAGTGGTAGCAGGATCTAATTTTTTAAGAAAAGACAAAGCCAACATTGCTGATTTTTCTCTAAGAATCAACAATGATGCAGGATTGGATGTGGGCAACAGTGCTTCATTTAATCTTGGAGTGGAAGGTCAAGCAGCAATCATCAGTCACAAAACTTCAGGAGCCAACATAGATTTTAGAGTGAATGATGCTGGAACAACCAAAACAGTTTTGAGATTGGACTCTAATACTAATGTGGGTATCAATAATTTAGCACCAGCTGAAGCATTGGATGTCACAGGTAATATCAAAACCAGTGGTGAATTATATGTGGATGCTGTGACCAACAGCAACAGTGTGAGTACCGGAGCATTGATTGTGAAGGGTGGAGTAGGCATAGCCAAAGAATTGTATGTGGGAGATGCTGCTACTTTTGAAGATCAAATCACAGTGAAAGACATTGAGCCTTCCAACAATAATACCTATGACATAGGTACGGTTTCAAACAAATTTTTAAATGTTTATGCCAATTCATTTGTGGGCAATTTAGTGGGTAATGTGAGCGGCACAGTGAGTGGAGCATCTGGAACCAGCAACAAATTAACCAGTCAAACCACTTTTCAAATGTCAGGAGATGTGAGTGCTCCAAGTTTTGCCTTTGATGGACAAACTGGAGGCACAGTTAAAACTTTTGTGACCACTATCAGCAACAGTTTTATAGCAGACAAAACTGCCAAAGGCACCAGTCAAAGCAGTGACGAATTTATATTCAATAGAGTGGCTGGTGACACAGGAGTTTTTAAAATCACTAGAAATAATCTTTTCAATGCTATTGCTAAAATACCCACAGGCATGATCACACCTTTTGGTGGAGCAGCAGCACCTACATTTTGGTTGTTGTGCGATGGCACAGAACATGATAGAAGCACCTATCCTGAACTGTTTGCTGTGATAGGCAATAGTTTTGGAACTCCCAGCTCAGCATCAAAATTTAAAGTGCCTGATTTGAGAGGCAGAATGCCTCTGGGTAAAGACAACATGGGTGGTACCAGCGCCAACAGAGTCACTGCCACAGCAGCAGACAATGTGGGAGGTTTTGGAGGTGATGAAGAAAAAACTATTCCAATAGAAAATTTACCTGAACACGAACACGACATGCAAGGAGTGGCCGGTGCTCAATATTATGCAATTAGAAACGTGCCAGGCATAGGCGCAGGAGAAACCACAGCAATCACTTATGATGCTCCTACAGGATCAGGCCAAGCATCAGCATTGCCCAGCAGTGGCGGTATTTTGAATCCTTCCACTGGCAATGCACAAGATGTGATGAATCCTTATTTGACTATAAATTATATTATCTTTACAGGACAGAGTGAATAATGAGTTATAGAATAAACAAAACAGACGGATCATTGTTGGTAGATTTGATTGACGGCACAATCAATACCGAATCATCAGATATCACACTGATAGGAAGAAATTACAAAGGATTCGGTGAATTAATCAATGAAAATTTTGTAAAAATATTAGAAAATTTTGCCAGCACATCAGCTCCGGCCAATCCGTTGCGTGGTCAGTTATGGTATGACACTTCAGAAAATAGATTGAAAGTTTATAACGGTTCTGAATTTACCACCAATGGAATCATTGTCAGCAGCACTCAACCCAATCTAACTGCTGGAGATATTTGGATTGATAGTTTAAACAATCAAATGAGATTTTTTGATGGAACTGATCTGGTATTAGTGGGTCCTGTGTACACCAATGATCAAGGTGTGAGCGGTTTTGTGACTGAATCCAAATTGGACACACAAAATCAAACCAGAACTATTATAAAATTTTTTGTGGGCAATACATTATTAGGAGTATGGAGCAATGCAGAATTTACTCCAGTGACCAGTCAATTGATTTCAGAATTAGTGTCAGGCAGTAATCCCACAGGAACAATTTATCAAGGATTTAACACCACCAATGAAGCTTACAAATACAGAGGAGTGGTCACCAAAGCAGAATCACTGATTGATGGATTGGGCAATACCATATTGGCAGATTCATTTTTGCGAGCAGATGCCAATGACACCACCACAGGCAGTTTAAAAATTCAAAACAATTCAGGACTCACCATAGGATTGAATGACAATCTAACTTTAAAATTTGGCAGTACACCATTGCCCAATGCTGCAATAATTTTAAACAACGTGAGTGGTTCTGACATTTCATTAAACGTAAAAAATCCTGCAGAAGTATCGGCCATATTCATAGATTCAAGCACATCACGTGTGGGTATTTTTAACACCACACCTTCAGCCACTTTGGACGTGACAGGAGATGTGAGAATTCAAGGAAACTTAACCATTCAAGGCACAGGAGCAGCCACCATCACAGAAGATCTTAGAGTGGAAGACAAAACCATTGAACTGGCCACTATCACTGGAACACCTTTGGGCAATGATTCATATGTGTCAGGTGGTGGTATTGTGTTAAAATCATCAGTGACTGATAAAACATTACTGTGGCAGATAGGCACCACATCATGGACCAGCTCAGAGCACATGAATTTGGTTTCAGGCAAAGAATACAAAATCAATGGTGTTACTGTGCTGTCGGCCACATCATTAGGATCGACCATAACTAGTGCTCCAGGATTGACTACTTTTGCTCCTTTAATGTCAGGACCTTTAAACGTGGACAATTTAAGACTTCAAGGTATTACTCTCAGCACTACTGGTGCAGGTGATTTGCAACTTCAATCTTTCACCAATATAATTTCCGTTCAAGGATCTGCTAGAATCACTGGATTAGGATTGCCCACATCTGCCACAGATGCAGTGAGAAAAGATTATGTGGATGGATACATGCCTATCAGTTTGGTGGCGGATATCACAGGATTTTCTCTATTAACAGGTGGAGTGAATGGAAGTATCATAAGATTATTATCAGACTTGTACCCAGTGGCAGGATATGTGGGAGCAGGATTGGGAATACCAGCCAGTGCTGCAGGTAGAATAGCCAGAGTACACACAGTGGAATTTGGATCTTTGAACGTGAATATTCCAGGAGCAAATTTAGAATCAGCTTTGGATGAATCTTTCACAGCAGTGGATCAAACATTAAATGCTGCTCCTAACACTGTGCAAACCATACAGACAGTGCTGGATGGTGCTGCTCTGTTGGATCCAGGCAACATACGTATTACCACACCAGTAGGTCATTATTACGAAGTGGGCAATCAAGTTACTATCACTGGCAGTTCAGGTTCAGGAGTGTTTGCTCCCACAGGATTTGATGGCACATATACTATCAACAAAGTGATAGAAAATGCTTCACCCAGCACACAATTTGACATAGATATTTCTGCCACCATACCAACCATAGATTCTGTGTCAGGATCAGGATACACAGCCAGCACAGCTTCAGTTTCTAGAGTGCCAGCAGTGGGTAATTCCAACAAAACTGTGCTGCAAGACGTGGCTTTTGGCACTGTTACTGGTGCTGTGACCACAGTGGTCAACAGAGGATTAAAACAATTCATAGTTTCAGGTGGAGCTTGGACTTTCCACAGTGATTTAACATCAACCGTTTAAGATAAATAAACTTGTAAGAGGAAAAAATATGCCATATCAAATAGACAGATACGCAGGAACTACACTGACCACAGTGGAAGACGGTACAGTAGACCAGACCACAAATTTAAAATTAGTGGGAAAAAACTATGCTGGCTACGGAGAAATTCAAAACGAAAACTTTGTGCATTTACTGGAAAATTTTGCCAGTGCCAATGCTCCCAGCAGACCATTAAGTGGACAAATATGGTTTGATTCAGCCACCAACAAATTAAAATTTTACGATGGCACAAAATTTAGAACCACAGGTGGTGCTGAAATAGGCACTGCTCAACCAGCTGGTTTGACCACTGGAGATTTTTGGTGGGACACTGCCAATGATCAATTGTACGCTTACAATGGCACAGGATTTGTATTAGTTGGACCACAAGGTGTAGGAAATACAGTAACTCAATTACGCAGCAGAACAGTCAAAGACAGTTTCAACGTGAATCAAACCATCATTGAAGCAGTAGTGGATGATGAAGTAATTTTTATAGTAAGCAGTGAAGAATTTACCATAGGCACTGTGGATCCTTTGAATTTGATCACAGGATTTGACAGAGTTAAAAAAGGTATCACCATGGTGAACACATTGAACGCCACCAATGGAGTTACCAGTTCAGATCATAGATTTTGGGGCACAGCATCCAATGCTCTTAAATTGGGTGGTGTTGATGCTGCTAATTTTTTACAAGTGGGTGGTAATACCAATTTTGACGACACTGGTTTCACAGTGGGATCAGGCAATGATCTAAGAGTCAGCATTATCAATGGTAATGAAGGAAGAATAATCAATGAAGTAGGTTCCGTGATTAAAATAGGAGCCAGCAATACTCATTCAATCAGTGTAACCAACACAGGAATTAATCCTGCTGTGGACAGCACCTATGACATAGGAACTAATGCCAATAGATTTGCCAACATATATGCTGATAATTTTTACGGCCTAGCAGAAACTTCTACCAATGTAAGATCAGGTGTGACCAATTATCCAGGCAGTACAACTGCAATGACCAACTCAGTGGCATTGAGAGATGCCAGTGGCAATTTGACTGCCAACATTTTTAATGGAGTGGCCACTCAAGCAAGATATGCGGATTTGGCAGAAAAATATTTGGCAGATGCCACATACGAAATAGGCACAGTGTTGTCCATCGGCGGCACAAAAGAAGTCACAGCAGCCACTGAAGGTTCCATTGTGGCAGGCGTGGTGAGCGGTGCTCCAGCTTTCTTAATGAATGCGGATTTGACCAGCGGCACATCTGTGGCAATCAAAGGTAGAGTACCAGTCAAAGTTAAAGGTGCTGTGGCCAAAGGTGATAAAATTGGCATCAGTTCTGAAGCAGGAATTGGTATCAAAGTAACCGAAGGAGATTATTTTGCTGTGGCTTTGGAAGCAGACAGCAGATCAGCAGTTACTTTGGTAGAGTGCTACATAAAATAATATCCCATATGATATCTAAAATAATCTTGGGCCAATCTAACCCAACTAAATACTTTTAATATGGCAGTAGGTGATCTAATAACAGCAGCAAGATACAATGTGATTCAATCCACTGTGTCCAACGTATTGGGCATAGGTTCGGGTGACAAAGGTTATGGTCAATCATTGCAGAGTTCGCAAGTGGCTCAAAATCAATTGATTGAAGACGATCACATGAACAATCTTAGATTGGATATTCGCAAAGCCTATTTGCATCAAAACAATTCATATCCCACATTGAACACAGTGAGTTCGTCAAACACAGTGGATGATACCAATGCACTCAACAATGCTTATGCAGATTTTGAATCATTGGCCACCAACATAGACACCAATAGAAACACCATCAGTGCTTCTAGATTGACCACAGGCAACACAGCTTCCAGTTATGTGAGAACATCTGTATGGAATGCCACACGTGTAGGCACTTTCACAGTGACATTTGCCAGCACCACTGCTGCTAGACATTTTTTTAATTCAGGAGGAGCTGTGCAGATTGATATGAACATATCCGGCAGTGCCACCAGCAAAGTGACAGATTGGAACACATTGTTTCAAACCAACATGGGCACATTAACTTTTGCCAACCTAACTTCCAGCAGATCAGGATCAGGAGGCACATTGACTTCATCTGTGGCCTACACCACATTGACCACCAGTTTCCAAACTGTGTACACTGTGAGCAGCGGAGGCACTTACGGTTCTAATAACTTTAATATTCAAGTGAGATTCACTGATGTTTCAAATCTAGTGATAGAATTTCAGATCACACTGAATGATGCTGCCACAGGCAACATAGACGAAGATGTGGATGGCAATCTTAACATCAACGTGAACGAACGCAAAGCCAATGGAGCATTGTCAGATCCCATCACAATTACCAGCCCAACTTTTGGTGCCATGAGCGGCACTGTGACTGCCTAAACCATTTCATCAATCACCAAAATCTAAATAATCTAAATAGCTGTAACAGTTGACTTTCTGGTGCAAACCATGTATAATTTCAGCTTGGAGGATCATGAATTATGATTGACGTTGAAAAAAGTTTAAACACAGCTAATCAAATGGAAAATTTCAATAATCAAATGCGATTGTTGAAGGACAAATTTGTTGACAGCAACATTTTATTTTATCAAGGACATCAATTCACAGTGAAAAGCGATTTGTTAAATCTATGCAAGGCATACATAGATTTGGATAGAACCAAAGATGTGGTGTTGCTGGATGATTATCAAACGCCAGTGTGTGTGAGTGATCTTGTGAAATTCAATGATGATGCATGGAATCTGTATCAAACCAATACTAACCGATATTTTTTGGAATATCAAACACTGGTCAAAAACAAAGGACAGATTTAACACAATGAAATCTCAAGGAGTTGTGATGTTTGCTCACAATAATAAAATTGTCGACTATGTGAAACAAGCCATTTTTGCTGCTGTGCAGATCAAAAAACATTTGAAATTGCCAGTGACTTTGATCACTTCCAATCAAGCACATCTTAATACACACTACAAAAAACAAGCTACAATATTTGATCAAGTGATTGATATCAAAGAGCATTCAACCAATCAAACCAAAGATTTTTACAATGGAGCAGAACACAAAATAAAAGATCAATGGAAAAATCATTTAAGATCCACAGCATATGAGCTGTCGCCATATGATGAAACCATAGTGATGGACACTGATTACATTGTGGGCAATAATAATTTATCCAAATGTTTTGAAAGCAATCAAGATTTTTTAATTCATCAAAAATCCATCTACATCAATTATTTTAACAAACCTGAATGGAAAATCAAATACATCAGTGAAACAGGCATGGTGATGTATTGGGCCACGGTGTTCTATTTTAAAAAAACTCCCAGAGTTAAACATTTATTTAATTTAATACAACACATCAAAGACAATTGGGATTTTTATAGATTCACTTGGCAAATACATGAACCTAATTTTAGAAATGATTTTGCTTTCAGCATGGCCATTCATATGTTAAATGGACACCAAAAAGGTGTGTGGCCACAATGTCTGCCTGATTCTTTGTATTATATCACTGATAGAGACAAAGCAGATAAATTTGAACAGGATTGCTGGACCGTTTCATTATATAACACTCAAGGATACACAAAAACTTTGGCAAAAAATATCAATTTGCATGTGATGAACAAGTTTAGTTTGGACAATATTATCAATTCGGGAATTTTAAAATGACAGAACAAGGATTTTGCATTTTTGCTCAACACAATGATCAAACGGATTACGTGAGACAGGCCTATGCATTGGCAATGTCTATTAAAACACACATGCCCGATAGCAAAACATGTTTGATAACCAATGTGAACATTGCAAAAAACATAAAGGATGTGTTTGATCATGTGATAGATATACCTGGCACAGATGATGCTGAAGGACAAGATTGGAAAATACAGAACAGATACAAAATTTATCATGCTACTCCATTCAAACATTCAATAATTTTGGATGCAGACATGTTGATATTGTCAGATATCAGTCATTGGTGGACATTTTTAAAAAATTATAAAATGTATTTCACAAGTGCTGTTAAAAATTATCGTGATGAATTTAATCAAAATGATTATTATCGTAAAACTTTTACATCAAATCAATTGCCCAATCTTTATTGTGGTGTACATTACTATCAAAGATGCAAAGAAAACGAACATTTTATTCAATTGTTACAATATATCGTGCGAGGGCATTCTCAATTTTATAAAAAGTTCACTCCCAAACACACACAAAATTGGTGCAGCATGGATGTCAATGTATCCATTGCCAGCAAAATTTTAGGAATCACAGAAAAAATAACCAGTCAAGTGCCCTATGTAACTTTTACTCATATGAAACCTCATCTTCAAGATTGGCAAAATGTGCCAGATCATTGGATGAAAAAGGTCAATGTGTACTATGATGATAAAGCAAACATAAAAATTGATAACTTTCGTCAGCAAGGAGTATTGCATTATGTGGAGAATGAATTTTTAACTGATGATTTGTTAAAAACAATAGAAAAAAGGTATTATGAATCAGTCAACTAATATGTATGTCAAGTTTGATCCCAACACAGGAAAGATTTTATCTTGTGGATCCACCAAGAATGACAGCTGTCTGCAAATAGACACTGCTTTGGGAGAAAAATTCATAATGGGATTGGAATCTTTTCACAAATACAAAGTGATTTATCATAATGGTGAATATAGAATTCAAAAAGAAGGTGTGTTGAACACTGTGAACAATGTGACAAAAAAAGAAAAAACAAAAATTATCAATCCAAATGTTTATAAAATTCCCAAAAAAACCAACAATCATAATGGTATTCAAATAAAATTGTATCAAAATCAAGGGATGATTGAATTTATTGCTGATAATGTATTTAAAAAAACTTTAGAAACAATAGTTTCCAAAGAAAACAATCGTACTCACAAATTTTATTGTTGTAAATCCAACGATGCTACGCAATTAATTCAAACATTAGACCTAAATCTTTATGAATTACTCACACAGGACAATGTAAAAATCAATATAGACTTAAAAAACAATATGGACATCTATTGTAGAAAAATTTTTGATTATTCCATTGAAAGAATTTATGAATAAAATTGCTATTAAAGATTGTGATGTTATATTTTTAAGTTATGATGAGCCCAATGCTGACAGAAATTATGCTGATTTAAAAAGAAAAATACCTTGGGCCAAAAGAGTGCATGGTGTAGAAGGCAGTGATGCTGCACACAAAGCATGTGCAGCACTGTCTGACACAGAATATTTTCTTACAGTGGATGGTGACACACAAATAGATCCTAAATTTCTTGATATTCAACTGGATCTAAACAGTATGGGTATGGATCATACATATATTTTCAGCTGGTGTGGACATACCAATGTGAATGGTTTAAAATACGGCAACGGAAGTTTAAAACTATGGACTAAAACATTTGTGAATGAGATGAAAACACATGAAAATTATGCTGGTCAAGACAATAATGAGATAGAATTTTGTTATTTTGACAAGTTATTTCAGTTCAATGAAAATTATTCTACCAGTTATATCAACGGCACTCCCAAACAAGCATGGAGAGCTGGGTTTAGAGAAGGTGTTAAAATGAGTTTGTACAAAAATTTTAGAATACAGTCTTTGGATCAGCTGTGGTGGCAGAATTATCACAGATTATTGATCTGGATGACAGTGGGTCAAGATGTGGAACATGGCATTTGGGCCATAGCAGGTGCTAGAGAAGGTTGTTATCGAACACTTTGTACCACTTGGGATTTCAAACAAGTGAGAGATTTCAAAATTTTAGAACAATTATGGATCAGTGCCAGCAACAATAACAGTATAAACGAACAAGATATCAAACTGAAATGTGTTAAATTGGGTGAAATGATCAAAGACCGATTCAAAATGGAATTTCCCTCTGAACCTTACAGTTCAGAAAGCAGTGAATTCTTCAAAAAAGTTTATATTAATTCACCTAGAACCATAAGAAAGACCATATAATGTACGATATATTTTTTATAAGTTACAATGAACCTAATGCAGATCAAAATTATGCTCTGTTGAAACAAAAATTTCCATTGGCGCAGAGAATTCATGGAGTGAAAGGCATTCAACAAGCACACATTAGAGCTGCCACACAGAGTTTGACCAAAATGTTTTGGGTAGTGGATGGTGATGCAGTGATTGAAAATAATTTTGTATTTGACTATGAAGTGCCTCACAAAGACATAGATGCTGTGCATGTGTGGAGAAGTCGAAATCCCATCAACGAACTGGAATATGGTTACGGAGGAGTAAAATTGTTACCCAAAAGACTCACAATGAACATGGATCCCAACAGAGTGGACATGACCACCAGCATATCCAATAGATTTAGAGCCATGTATGATGTGTCCAACACCACTGTGTTCAACACAGATCCATTCAACACATGGAAAAGTGCTTTTAGAGAGTGTGTCAAGCTCAGCAGCAAAGTGATTGATCGTCAGGAAGACAAAGAAACTGAAAAAAGATTGTTGATTTGGTGCACTGTGGGAGATGATAAACCATACGGAGAGTATGCCATTGCTGGAGCACTGGCAGGCAGAGTGTATGGCACAGATAATCGTGACAATTCAGATGCTTTGAGAATGATTAATAATTTTGAATGGTTAAGATTAGTATTTGTGGGACAATTTCCACACATGGAGAAAGAAATATTATGATAGACACCAACATTCCATTTGATAAAATTATAAATTTTGGTCAACGCACCATGTTGAACAGCAAATTATTTTCTGTGAGCTGGATATTGGCTCGTTTTTGCAACTATGATTGTTCCTACTGCTGGCCTTATGCCAAAAGCAAACAGAAAGATCACAGGCCACTGTCAGTTTACACAGGAGTGGTGGATGAAATCAAACGTCAAGCTAGACAGAATGGATTCACAGACTATCATTTCAGTTTTTCAGGAGGAGAACCCACTGCTTACAAAGATTTTTTACAATTGGTTCAGCATTACAGTGAGGATTCCACAACAGAATATCAAAGTATTCACATGACCACTAACCTAAGTCCTTCAGAAAAATGGTGGGAAAGATGGTTGGAAGCCACAAAAACATTGAATCGTAGAAGTATCACTGCCAGTTTTCATGCTGAATTTGCTGATGAACAAAAGTTTGGAGACAAAATATTAATGTTGATGAAGAACAATGTGTTTGTCACAATCAATCAAGTGATGGTGCCCATTAGATTTGATGAATACTATGATAGATGTGCAAGATTTCACTCCAGAGGCATCAATGTCACATTGAAACCACAAAGTGATCCCACAGCCAGTCATGTGGTAAAAGATTACACACAAAAACAATTGGAAATTTTACAGGTAGGATTCCCTCAACGCATACAAGAAGGCGAAACTTACAAAGATCTGTTTCAGATTGAGATGATGGATGCTCAAGGCAACAAATATTATATGGATCAAGCAGAAAGATTCAATGCTTTTGGCTTTAATAAATTCAAA